GCTTACGCAGTGTCTTTTGTGCTGACTTGTTAGTATCAAATCCTAAAATACTTGTACCTTTAACTGTAAAAGTTTTAGCATAGTCATCAGCAACATAGTATTGTAGTTTACGATTTTTAATGTTGTAAACCCACATCTCACTTGACTTAAGAATTTTAGTAGGTTCTACAGTTTCTAATTTAAACTCTTCAAACTTTCTTAGCAGTTTTAATTTTCTTACCTGCTTCTCTGGTGGTACTGGTTTTTTCTTTCTAATACCTACTTTGGCCTTCTTGCTTTGATGATATGCGTCTAATTCTGCTATAATCGCCGCACAGTACTTGATCATGTTCTTTTGCTGGGTCTTAGTATAGCAACTATATCCTTCGCTTAAATCAGCGTCTACGCCAGCGACAGAGTCCTCAAGTTCTCTTTTTTGTTTTGTCCATTCGTCTTTAATAATGTTAACATGCTGAGCAAGTATGTTTCTTTCAGCTAAAAACTGTTGTACCATTGGCTTTTCATTTGATTTAATATCACCCGATAAGTATTCGTCCCATAGTCCATCAATGTCACCTGCGGCGAAATGTGCTCGCTCTATCATAATTTCTTGTATGTTAGGTTTATTTGCTTTAGGTTTTAGTTCTTGTTCAGCGTCGTCTTTAGCTAAACTCTTTGCATTATTATGTATAGCTTCTTTTGCTTTTACACTGATATATTCTATTTCTTCAGCAGTTAGCTCTAAGCCTGTTTGTTGCATTCTAATTAACCAACCTATAGTTGTTGGTGTCCAACTGTCTTTAATAGCATTAAACTTTTTACTTTGTTCTTTGTCATTTTCTGTAAGCCATTCTACTATCCATTTTTTAGCTTGTTTCTTATCGCAGACATATCCATACCAGTTGTATGCCCACATCATTTTTAATCGACGTTCTTCAGGCTTTGGCTGAGTAGTAAATTTTGGTTCATCGCCTTTAGCTTTACGATCTTCAATTCCTACTTTAAGTTCTTTAAATTTCAAAGTAATGCTCCCATGGTTATCATCTTGTTTATATCTGCTATCATTGTATTTGTTTCTTCTAACTTAGTTAAAAATTTTCTTGTAGGCTTATGCAGTCTACGACATTCAACTTCTTGTATACTTAATTCATTTACTAATATATCTGTATTTTTAAACATTATATATAAGTCTTTTTGAATTTTATAGTCTAAATGGCTGATTTTTTGCTCTAAATGATTTCTTAGTGCTTGCCAATCAACTGATGAATGTATTTTATCCATTTGCTAACTATATAGAAAATTTTATAAAAGTAAAGCTATTATATATTCTTTTGGATATATTGTCAAGGCAGGCAAAGACGATAAATAATACAAAATAGGAAATAGAAATGCCAAGACTAAGTTTATACAGACCAAATAAAACAAACGATTACAAGTTCTTAGATAACACTATCCGAGAAATGTATACTGTTGGTGGTATGGATATGTACGTTCACAAATATCTAGGACCAAAAACAGTAGGAGATTCTGCAGACAGAGATACTGGTGATGCAACTAGACCTGTCTATGATGAATCAAATCCCTTGTTCATTGAAGATGTTTTATTCTTAGAAAATAGAGATCGTGAATATGATGATAGCATATACATCATGCGTGGTGTCTATAATGCACAAGATATTGACTTTGATCTAACACAGTTTGGATTATTCTTAAATGGCGACACAGTATTTGTAACATTCCATTATAATGATATGATCGATACACTAGGTCGTAAACTTATGGCTGGTGATGTTATTGAGTTTCCTAATTTAAAAGATTATCATCCGTTAGACGATTCGGGTCCTAAGGCATTACCAAGATATTATGTAGTGCAAGATGCAAGTTTTGCATCAGAAGGTTTCTCACAAACATGGTTACCACACCTATGGCGTGTTAAACTAACACCTCTTACAGCAAGTCAAGAATACAATGATATACTTAACAAGCCAATGGATGAGGATAATCCATCAGCTGGTACCATTGAAGACTTTGTAAGTCAAAAGAAAAAGAATTTAGAAATTAATGATCAAATATTACAACAAGCTGAAGTTGAAGTTCCATCAAGTGGTTACGACAATGCAGGATTCTATGTTGTTCCTACTAAAAACGATGAACCAATCAATCATGAAGATGTTGCTGATGGCGATAGTACAGAAACACCAGGTGTGTCAGCACAAGCAGATGGTTACCTAGTAGGTTACTTAACAGGCAATAACATACCTCCAAATGGTAAACCTGTGACTAGCGGAGTTTCTTTTCCAGGCAGTCCAGCAGAAGGTGATTATGCACTAAGATTAGATTACTTTCCAAATAGATTATTCCGTTATGACGGAGCTCGTTGGGTTAAAGTAGAAGATGGCGTGAGAACAGATCTTACTCCAGGTAGTGATAATAAAACACAACGCAGTGGATTTGTTAATAATTCTGAAACAATTACAACAACAGACAGAGGCAATATTTCAAGTCGTCAATCACTTAGTGACTTGCTCAAGCCTACAAAGGATAACTAATGGCTTTACAAAGTTTCTTTTATGATGAACAAATAAGACGCTTCTTATTACAGTTCACAAGAATTTTTTCAAACTTTCAAGTTGAGTATGGCAGAAATGATAGCGGTCAGCCAACATATACTAGAGTGCCTATTCGTTACGGTGATAGTTCGAAACAGGCTTCAGTTATTATGGCAGATAATTCAGCTAACAAAATACCTAACTCACCATTGATGACATTTCATATCACTAGTTTAGACTATGCTAGAGATAGAATGCAAGAACCTAACTTTGTAGATAAAAAAGTATTTAGGCAACGTACCTGGGACGATGAAACACAGACATACGAACAGACACAAGGCAATGCGTTTACAGTAGAAAGACTAATGCCAGTACCATATAACTTAACACTTAATTTAGATATATGGACTACAAACACTACAATGAAATTACAGATATTAGAACAAGTATTGACTCTGTTTAATCCAAGTTTAGAAATACAATCAACTGATAACTATGTTGACTGGACTTCATTGAGTGTTGTAGAATTAAACAATACTAACTGGTCATCAAGATCAATTCCAATGGGGCAAGACACAAATATTGACATCAGTACATTAACATTTAGCTTACCTATATGGATTAGTCCTCCAGCAAGAGTTACTAAAATGGGTGCTGTGCATAAGATTATTGCATCAGTATTTGATGCTAACGGTGATGCTAAAGAAGCACTAGTCAATGATGACTTACTGTTAGGCACAAGACAAAAGATTACACCGTTTGGATATCAAACTGTGCTAATAGGTAATCAACTACAATTATTAGAACATAATCAAGTTGAATCAAACGAAGGAACACTGGATCCTGCACAAGGACAACCAAGTAGTATTTTTTGGAAAAGTCTAGTAGATGTGTACGGAGAATTGCGTGCAGGTATTACTCAAATTAGATTAACTATTCCAGGAACGACAGCAGAAGTTGTTGGTACTGTAGCATATCATCCAGCAGATGATCATTACTTGCTATTTACGGTTGATGAAGATACTATTCCTACAAACACCTTAACAGCAGTAACCGCAGTTATTGATCCACTGACTAGTGGCCCAGGTGATGGGTTGGCGGTTGCGGCAAGTGGTCAACGTTATCTATTACTAAATGCAATAGGTGATAGTGATAATACAGATGCCTCAGATGCTTGGGGTAGTCTAGTTGCTTCAAAAAATGATATCATTGAATATGATGGTTCTAATTGGACAGTATCAACTGATGCTAGTGCAACTTCTACTACGCAATATGTAACTAACCTAACAACAAGTGTTCAGTTTAAATGGGACGGAACTACTTGGACTAAAAGTTATCAAGGTTTATACGAAGGTGGCGAATGGAGTCTAGTCCTATAAATGCTGTTGGTGTTTGGTTGTATAGCCAAGCAACTAACAGATATCTTTATCTTTTAAGAAATGATCCAAAGCATCCAGGAAGTTGGGGACTGCCTGGCGGCAAGGTTGAACTTGGCGAAAGTCTATTAGATGCAATGCAACGTGAGTGCGAAGAAGAACTAGGCAAATATCCTGATGTTATTAAACTTATTCCTATAGAACATTTCACATCAGCAGACAATAAGTTTGTTTATCATACATTCTTTGGAGTACTTTCTAAAGAATTTGTACCAACATTGAATCATGAACATTTAGGGTATGCTTGGGTAAACTCAGGTGAAATACCCAAACCGTTACATCCTGGGTTCTTTGCCACAATTAATGTTGATGAAATAAAAGAAAAAATTAAAACAATAGAACTAACTATTTAATTACTGAACATCACAGTAGCTTACCCACTCTTGGTAAGACATTCTACTAAAGTTTGGACAATCTCTCCAAGTACTAGGAACTGGCATATCATTGCTAACGTGATAAAAATCAACACCTGGGTAAGTTGTCATTAGCTTGTGCATTTGTTGTCTCATCTTATGATCTTCTATAGTACGATGTTTATCTGGATCATCTTGAGAAACATAAACATTATTATTATAATTTGGGCTCATCTGATTATCAAATCCTAATAAAAATATTTCTTTATGTCCGTCAAAACATGCTAGCCAAGTTGCTACTAATGCAGTTCTGCCACGCATTGATTGCGGCATTAAAAAGAATTCCCCAGGATATTTTATGCAGTTTTTTGCTGATGTGTATACTGTACAACGCTGTGTGTATCCGCTGTCAATACACTCTTGTAACTTTGTGTCGTCGAAAGTAATAAAGAAATCTAACTGCATTTCATTATGCAGTTGGCCTGTGCCGTATGTTTGAAGTTTTTGACGACCTAGTAGTCCGCCTCTGTGCTTTTCTAATCTTGTAACATCATATGCTAATCGACTTTCACCACTAGCCATAATAGCGGCTCTACCTGATATGTGTTGATTTTTGATTGGATTATCAATCCACTCTTTTTCAGTTTGGCGATTGCCGTCTTTGATAATGGTATTAAGGACAACATATTCACCGTCATAATCTTTACGGTAAATTTCTTGCATGTTAGAGTCTGCCTACCGCTACTTCGACAGTTCCTGCGTCGTCCGTGTTCTTTGCTTCAAGTGCTTTACCAATAATTGATCCAGGAACATATTCACCGTTGCGTGCTTCTGCATGTCCTGGTGTTGCACTTGTTACTAATAGATCACCTCTGTTGACTTGACCAACAACTTTACATGGAACACGACCTAATAGAGCAATGTCTTGTCCGTCAATTGATTGGTTCATTTTAACAGCAGGGTCTGTTGAAATAATACCTAGTACTGCATGATCGTTTGATTTTGTACATTCAGTTGCTTCACTATCGCCGCCAATAACAACGACAGTACCTGGTTCATAAGTTTTGTCAGTGGTGTAACGCTCAGCAACGTCAGCGTATTGTGCTGATGTTGATTTAGCATGAACTGTATTAAATCCTACAGTAGAATTACCAATATTGCCTGTGCCATCACTTTGACCATTTAACACATCAGCATATACAGTGTATCCTGGAATTTCAAAGCCGCCAGCTGTGGAACCATCGTGTATACGAACCACATCGCGATCAGTGTCTACAGTAAGTTCTCCTACTGCACCAGTAAACGAGTTATTCTGTGCTGTTGTTCCTCTTCTAAATTGTACTTGTTTTGCCACGTTTGAATTCCTTTATTATATTAGTATTTATCACTAACTGATTATTGCAAGATCTTGAACTCGTCGCCAATTAGTTCCATCACTAAACGCTAAAGTAGCCCCGTTAGTTTCGTCACTAACATATATAATTTGTGCTACTGCACTAGTAGCAGTTGGCACTGTACTAACTGTGTATGCTGGAATGCTTAGTTGGCTAGCTGTAATTGCTGTAGCAAAAACACCTAAATTATATGTTGCTGTAGCTGGTGTATCTGTTACTAGTCCTAAGTCTTCTTCACTAGTACTCCTGTCGGTAATTAAACCTAAATCCTGATTATCCACACCATCAAAGTGAGTTGTACTAGAAGCATCAGCAACAGTTGTTCCGCCTAATGCAAATGTTTTAAAAACGTTATCAAATCTGAATCCTCGTGAACGTTTTGAATATGAGG